CGTTGGCGAGCTGGGCGAACACGCCGAGGGTAAACGACTAATCCTAGCACTCAGTTATTATCAGCAGAATCAGGTGTACCGCATAAAAGGTTTCGATCAGCAAAAATTCTCGGATCAGATGGGGTGTAGCCTGATGACACTCTACCGGATGCGTAAAAAAGCCTGCGGCATTATCGCGAAAATCGTCTGGATGAGGGCCAGAGAGGCCGCTGTTAAAAACAGGGTAAATAGTCGATAATTATTTTTTAATGATCGATGCTATGATCTAGCCTAGGTAAACATCTCCAAACTCTCGATGTGGTAATCAGCATCAAAGGGGCTCCCGTTTGGGAGCCCCTTTGAGCTTGGAGGGTATCGCCAATTCGCTAGGTAGTTTAGAGCGTAAAAAACGCCGCGCCGTTGCCTGATGATGCGGAATGCGTGGCCCGCGATCGCGCCCTAGCGCCCCATTTTATGATTTTCCGAGCCGCCACGAATCGCTACCGTAGGGCCGGAATTAGACAAAATCCCGATTGCACATCCCCCGACAGGGGCGAGAGCGGAGGTGATCCAGTCCGACCGGGGTGAAATGCCACGGCGAGCAGGCCCACTCGTTAAACGAGGGCATCAATTTGAGAGAGGGGAAACCGGCGCAATTATGCTACAAATTGAAAGCATCCCAATCGAAAATCTGAAACCCGCGCCCTACAACCCTCGCAAAATGCCGGACGAGCAGATGCAAATGCTCATGAAGGGGATCGAGGAATTTGGTATCGTTCAGCCGATCATCGTCAACGAACAAACGGGGCATATTGTCGGCGGGCATCAACGGGTAGAGGCCGCCCAGCGCGTCGGACTGAAAACGGTTCCCGTCGTTTTTGTCGATCTCGACGAACAGCGCGAGAAAACCCTAAATATCGGGTTAAACAAAATTCATGGGGAGTGGGATTTCCCCTCGCTGACGGCACTACTGGATGAGTTGCAAGCGGGCGGGGCTGACATGCAATTGACCGGCTTCACCGACGATGAGCTTGAGCAAATGATGACGTGGGAACCAGAGCCGGAAGCGACGGCGGGCCTTACTGATCCCGACGACGTGCCAGAACCGCCAGCGGAACCGATCACGAAACCGGGTGATTTGTGGATACTGGGGCGGCATCGGCTCCTGTGCGGTGATTCAACGATTATCGCGGAAGTTGAGCGTCTGATGGACGGCAAGAAGGCCGATATGGTCTTCACCGATCCTCCCTATGAGTTGGAGACTAAAGGCGGTGGACTCTTGAAAGAGTCCACCGCTATGCGAGACATAGCAAAGCTAGGAATTGACAAGTTTGACCCGTCCTTACTGATGCGCCAGTCTGAAACGTCGGTATTCTTCTGCAATAAGCCCCTGATCCCTGCATATATAAAACTGGCATCGGTCTGGGGGTGTTCGTGGGATTTGGCGGTTTACCACAAACAAAACACAACACCTAATTATGGCGGCCACTTGATGACAGATATTGAATACATCTTCATAGTGGGGAAGCAGTCACCAATACCTGGACAGGAAAAAGACCTCTACTCGAAACTTTATTCAGGCAATAAAGACGGGGATAACGTGGTCGCATGGTCAAAGCCTGTGGCGCTTTGCGAAAAGTTTATTTTACTATACGCAGAATCTGGCCGCATCGTCCTCGACCTTTTCGGAGGCTCAGGCTCCACCCTCATCGCCGCCGAGAAGACGGGCCGCACCGCTTACCTGATGGAACTCGACCCACGGTATGCGTCAGTCATAATTAAACGCTGGGAGCAATTCACAGGCCAGACGGCGGCATTGGAGGCATGACACGGCAGGCAAAGGCAAGCGGGGCAAACCCCGCAGCCGGGGTAATGTGGTGCAACTCCAACAGGCGGGCTCCAGATTAAATAGAGGTTTTGAAAATGGCGCGTGAAACGAAACTAACCCCCGAGCGCCAAAAAACAATAGTTGACGCCATTCGGGGCGGTTGCTATTTCGTGACCGCCTGCCAATTGGCGGGCATCGATGACAAAACAGGGTATCGCTGGCTGTCGGATCAGCGGCCCATGTATCGCGAGTTTCGCGACGCTGTGAAAAATGCGGAGGCCGCTGCTGAGGCTGAGCGGGTGCTGAGGATCAGGCAGGCCGCGACGGGGGGCAAACAAACCACGCGCCGGACGATCAAAATACACCCGAACGGGACGCAGGAAATCACCGAAACGACGGAAATCGCCGAGCCTAATTGGACGGCTGACGCATGGTTCCTAGAGCGGAAATTCCCCGCACGATGGGGTAAACAGGAAAAAATACAGCAAGAGATCAGGGTGGTGTCGTCCGATGAAAAAATCGATTCGATCCTATCTGAACTGTTTACCGATCGAGGAGAGGCGGCAATTCCTCCAACGGATACCGGAGGAATTGAGGGAGGGACTGAAACATAACTGGAGATTCTGGGCTCGCCCTGATCAACTGATACCGCCGGGGAATTGGCAAACGTGGCTGATTCAGGCAGGGCGAGGATTTGGCAAAACCCGAACAGGTGCGGAGACGATCCGGCTGATGGCCGAGCGCGCAAAATATAACCGCATTGCCCTAATCGGCGAAACCGCCGCCGATGTTCGGGACGTGATGATCGAAGGGCGCTCGGGAATTTTAACAATCTCCCGCCCTGATTTCAGGCCAATCTACACGCCATCGAAACGGCGTTTAACGTGGCCCAATGGGGTAATCGCAACGACGTACAGTGCCGACGATCCCGAGCAATTGCGCGGGCCTGAACATGATTTTGCATGGGGCGACGAGATCGGAAAATGGCGCTATCAGGCGGCGTGGGAAAACATGTCATTAGGCCTGCGCCTAGGGAAATCCCCTAGGGCGATCGCGACGACAACCCCACGGATTACGCCGCTGATGCGTGACATTATCCGCGATCCCTCGACACTGATCACGCGGGGGACGACGTACGACAACGCTGAAAACCTGAGCCCCGAATTCCTGACGAGAATCATCAAAAAATATGAGGGTACGCGGCTAGGGCGACAGGAGCTTCTAGCCGAAATGCTGGAGGATATCGAGGGTGCGCTATGGACTCACGCGCTCATTGATCGTCATCGAGTCCGGTCGATACCCGAAAATCTCGCCCGCGTTGTTGTTGCGATTGATCCGGCTGCAACATCCGGCGAGGAGTCGGATGAGACGGGGATTATCGTAGCCGGTTCAATACCCGGCGAGCGATCGCACGGGTACGTTATCGCGGATCGCTCAATGCGGGGAAGCCCGATCGAATGGGCGACAGCAGCGATTGAGGCATATCGGGAATTCAACGCTGATCGGATCGTGGCCGAAACCAATAACGGCGGCGAAATGATCGAGACCGTTTTGCGCTCGATTGATCCGAATATCCCCTATACATCCGTCAGGGCTTCACGGGGGAAACGCACCCGCGCTGAACCGATATCAGCGTTGTACGAACAAGGGCTAATTCACCATGTCGGGGTATTCGCGGCGCTAGAGGATCAGATGACGACGTGGACGCCAGATCAAAATCAATCGCCGGATCGAATGGACGCGCTCGTATGGGCGATGACAGAACTACTATTAGGAGAGGACTGGACATTTGTCTAAAATTTCATGGCTCGACAGGTTAGGCGCGGCTATCCGTGCCTATCGAATCGGGCCTGCGGCGATCAGTATCAGTGATGCGTCAATGGGCGTATCCCCCGAAATGTTTGCGCCTGAATCATACGGCGAATATCTGGCTAAATCCGTCGGCGTGTACGCCTGCGTCATGCTCCGCTCTCGCCTGATATCATCCCTGCCCCTGATGCTCTATCGATCGAAATCAAACGGCGATCGCGAGGCAGTAAACGGTGGGGAGCTTCATGCGCTACTAGCCGCCGTGAATCCGTTCTGGACGTTTCAACAACTAATCTCGATGACCGAAATGAGCCTGAATTTGCACGGCTCAGCCTATTGGGTGTTAGATCGTGGCGACGGGGGAAACCGAGCGCCCCGTGAAATATGGTGGGCGAATCCCAGCAAAATGATTGTCGTGCCTCATCAAACAAACTACCTCGCCGGGTACGTATATGAGCAGCAGGGGCAGCGCATTAAACTAGCACCCAATGAAGTGATCTGGTTCCGCACTCCAAACCCGTTGAATGAGTTTGCGGGATTGTCACCGATCGCGGCAGCGCGGTTATCGATAGACCTAGGGATAGCGGGCCTGAAATCAAACAAAAACCTATTCGATCACGGGATGCACCTAGGCGGGATCATCTCCCCGACCGGCTCGTCTTCCGGATTCACAGCGGCACAGGCCGCTGAACTTAGTAAATCTATCGAGCGGCGATTCACGGGCATCGGGAAATTTCACAAATGGCTGATCGCCACAGGTGGCGAGTTGAAGGCCCAGCCGATGGGCATCAACCCGAAAGACGCCGAATTTATCGAGCAGATGAAATGGTCATTGGCTGATATATGCCGTGTTTATCAGGTGCCGCCGGTTCTGGTGCAGGATTTGGAAAAATCCTCATATAGCAATTTTGAGCAATCGCTGACGGCGTTGTGGACGCTATGCCTTCAACCGCAGGCGCGAGCGATCGCGGCCCAGATCACTGAGCAATTATTGCCCATGTTCGGAGGGCAGGCTGACATTTGCGAATTTGATTTTAGCGGGATCGACGCCCTACAGGAGGGCGAGGACTCTAAATGGGGCCGCGAACAGGGGCAGATATCCGCAGGGGCTATCACAATCAATGAATGGAGGGCTACCCGTGGCCTCGATCCCGTACCGTGGGGGGATGCGCCAAGCGGCGCGGCATCTGAAACGATCGCGGAAAACGACACGCCTAGCACGACGGACGACGCACCGCCGCCGGAAAAATCCGGTCGGCTTGGAAGTGGTCGTAGGCGAAAATTCCGCGATCGCGTAAAAATCGCCTACGGGGACGACGCCCACCGCGCCCTGATGGCGCGATTTGAAAAACGGGCCACACGACACGAGCGCGATTTCAGGCGCATGATGACGAATTATTTTGAGGATCAACAGCGGGCGTTTTTGGCTGAATTGCAATCAGGTAAATCTCTGATCGATCTGTTTGTCCGAGCGCCGTTCAGCAACGATGAGCGGGCGCGATGGGTTGCTGAATTACAGCGACGCGCTAGGCCGTTGATATCCGAGGCCGTTGACGATGCGGGCGAGGCGACATTATCGGAATTGGCGGTATCGGTTTCATTCAACCTGCAAAATCCCCGAACTCAGGCCGCGATTAGGCGGCAGGCTCAGACGTTCGCCGAGCAGGTCAACGAGACGACCTATACCGCGCTGAAAACATCCCTAGCTGCGGGAGAGGCGGCGGGGGAATCGTTCGACGCCCTAGCATCCCGCGTGACTCACATCATGGGGATTGCACAAACGTCGCGGGCCGAGGCGATCGCCCGCACCGAAATAATTCGGGCGACAAACTACGGAGCCGTCGAGGGCGCTCGTCAATCCGGCGTCGTGGCACAAAAAAAATGGCTCTCCACGTTGGACAACCGAACCCGTGACGCTCATTTAGATGCGATGGATCAAACCGTGCAACTAGATGAGCCGTTTGAAGTGGATGGCGAACAGATGGATTTTCCCGGAGATCCGGCGGGGTCAGCCGAGAACACAATCAATTGCCGATGTACGTTGACATGGGTTGTAAACGCCGAGAGTGGCGGGGATGGCGTTCAATCGGGCGCGATCGCCCAGATTCAAAAATGGCTGACGCAGCCGGAGGGGGAAAACGGACATGCTCACATACACTAGCGCGATGCTGGCCGAGGTGAAATCTGGCGAGGGCAAGCCCAAGATATTCAGGTTTCGCGCCACATCCGGCGTAATGGATCGACAGGGCGAAATCGTGACGCCGGACGGATGGCAGACGGACACGTTTATGCTTAATCCGGTTTTTTTGGCTGCCCATAATTACGACTCATTGCCCATTGGCCGCGTGGTTTCAATCTCCAATGATGGAGCGGGCCTGATCGCCGATGTGGTTTTTGATATGGACGATCCCGACGCCGTGAAAATCGCCCGGAAATACGAGATGGGTTTCCTATCGGCGGTTTCCGTCGGGTTCAAATCTATCGAGCGAACGGGTTCATGGGGAGACGCGAATAACCCAATCAAACACCTGAAAAAAGAGCTGCTGGAAATTTCAGCGGTTTCGGTTCCGGCGAATCCCGAGGCTCTGCTGTTGCGCTCGGCGCGATCGCTCGCCGATGGCATTAAATCAGGCCGAACGCTCTCACAGAAAAATCAATCGCTGATTCAGACGGCGCTCGATGCGCTCACTCAGGTTATGGCCTCACTGGGACAACCCGAGGGCGAAACTGACGAGGGAAAAACGATGGAGTCGGACGCTCCAGAAATAACGGTAGATATCAATAAATTGGCCGCGTTTGCTGGCCGGAGGGGGGACTAAATGACTACGTTAGCGAACGTGGAAAAACTGCTCACAGATGTAATGGCTCGCCTAGAGGGGCTGCCTGTTGCACTCAATGAGGCTCAAATCAAATCAATCGTTGAGGGTACGGTTAAATCCTACATGGAGAGCGCCGACGGCGAGGGATTCGCTCGTAAAATGCGCTTCGGCTCGGCTGATCCCAAACTAATCGGCTCGAAATTCGCACGGCACAATTTGAATATCTCTGACATCGAATTTGCCTATGATCTCCTGACCGCCGCCCGTTCAATGGGCAAACGCGGCCCTAGCGAGGAGTTGACAAACGCATTCAACTCGATTTCATCGGCGTATTACATGCCAGAGGATGAAATCAAATCAATCGATAAACGGGCAATCGAGGATATGTTCCCGCGTGTGCCGAAAACGCTACACGCTCACCTGAACGCCCAGTTAAAAGCGATGGATTCCGCTGAGTCCGGTTTCGGTTCGCAGATTATCGGGGCTCAATACATCTCGTCACTGTGGGAGTCATCCCGCCGGGAATCGCGCATTGCTGGCCTCCTCGATTCAATCGAGATGACTGATCCCGTGTGCTATGTTCCCGTGGCCGCAGACATTCCCGAATTGCTGTTTGTTTCGGAATCGACCGCGAATAATTCCAGCAACTACGATACTGTCAAAACCGGGTCGAACCGCGTCACGCTGACCGCGAAAAAGTTCGTGCTTCATCAAATGTGGTCGGGCGAAATGGAGGAGGACGCGATTCTTCCGTTTATTCCATTTTTGCAGCAGCAATTAGCAGTAGCATTGGCCCACTACACCGATTCTCTCGTGCTAAATGGCGACACGACCAACGCGGGTACGGGGAACATCAACCTCGACGACGCCGACCCAGCCGACACTAAACACTATCTAGCGTTCGATGGCATCCGTCACGCGGGTATCGTTGATAACACGGCCAACAAATACGATGCGGCGGGCGCGGTAACATTGGCACTACTGAAGCTCCAAAAATCGCGCATGTTAGACGCGACATACCTCAATGCGTGGGGACATCCCACCGATCCCAACGACCTCGTTTACGTGTCCGACATGACGACAGGCGACGCGATCGCGATGCTCGACGAGGTGCTAACCGTTGATAAATACGGCGCAAACGCCACGATCCTAGCGGGCGAATTAGCACGTGTGATGGGACATCCTCTCATTGCATCAATGGCGATGAGCAAAACGGAGGCCGACGGCAAAGTCTCGACAACGGGTAGCAGTAATGTCAAAGGACAGGTCGCTGCGTTCAATCGCCGCGCGTTCAAGCTGGGCTACCGCCGCCGCCTGAAGTTGGAAACCGAGCGCCTGATCGGATCAGATCAAACGCGATTAGTCGCATCAATGCGTTTGGCGTTTGGCCGATTCTCTCCCACGGGGGCAGCCTCGGGTATCGAGGCCGCAGACATCCTTTACAACATCTCGTTGTAGGAGGGGGACGACATGCAATTAGAGGGGATTATCGCGGCGGGTCAATTGGTGTTCCTGCCATTTATGCAGGATAACGTGGCGGCGTCGCAGACAAACGTACAGCTAAATGTCGTCGAAGTGGCGAGCGCTGCAACGCTCGCCGTGGACGAGTATGTTATGCCATTCGCAGGTTCAATCGTCGGCCTAGGCTGGTCGTTGTCGGCGGCTGGTGCGGCGGGCGTGTTTACGATCGGGGCAACGATCGGCGGCACTGAAAACGCCACGACAACGCAAACGGTCGGAACGGCTGCACGAGGGTCTGACAAATTCAACCGCGACGCCGTGCGGTTTGTTGCGGGCGATGTTTTGGGCGTGGAGATCACGACAGACGGCTCATGGGATGGCACGACCTCCGATTTGTTAGTCGGGTTGTGGGTTCTCGTCGATCTGGACGGCATCTAATGGCCGCCGCGATCGTGTGCGTGTCGCCGTACCGCAATGATTTTATCAGCATTGCGGCGGGCGATCGCGTGACGAGTCCCGATCTGATCGCGCATCTACTGAACGATTCGCCGGGTTCGTTTATTGTTGAAGCCCCTGTCGAATCGACGGGGGGTTTGCTAGAGGTGGCGGCCCCGGCTGCCCCTCCGGTCGATAAACAGATCAAACGGAAACGATAGACGATGGCGATAACAAACGGATATGCGACGCTGGCTGAACTACGAACGCGGCTAGGGGTCAGTGACACCGCCGACGATACAACGATCGAGGCCGTGATAGAATCAGCGTCGTGGGCAATTGATGCATATGCAGATTGGATATTTTACGCCTTGTCGGAAACGCGCTATTTTGACGGGGACGATCCGATCTGTTTATTCGTCGGCGATTTATTGAGCGTGACGACACTGAAAACGGATGACGTGGGGTTGCGAACATACGGGACGACATGGGCAACGACTGATTAT